AGTGCGTTGATTGCTTCGGTTGCGGTGGCGATATTCATCCGCCTAGCCATGACACACCATGTGGCTGTTTTCAAGAGTGTGATATATAGCCCCGCCGTAAGGCTCCCGCAACTATGGCCCGGGGCGGTGGTGACGCACGCCGCCCCGGTATATTCCTGTTGACAGGTGTCACAGTTTGTGACATACGAGGTCATCGAAACAGGAGCAAGCAGATGAACCAAGCAGTCGCCAAGTACCTCGCCGCCGCCTTCAGCACCCCCCACAGCCATGACGAATATCGCGCCCGCAAGCTGCATGGCCAATGGCTGGTGTGGTGCGATGCCTCCGAGCATGCCGTCGAGTTCGACGCCAAGACCATCGAGCAGGCGCAGCTTGCCGTTCATAGCTGGGGAGGGCTGTGACATGACCTACAAGATCGAACTTCGAAATAGCGCGGGCACCCTCGATGTCCGCATCGTGGATGACGAGGAAGACATCCGCGCCGCCGTCCTCGACATCGCCGCCGGATGCCCCATGCGGGCTGGTGACAGCATCACCGTCACCGAAGTGGAAGCGTGACATGACCCCCACCGAGCACGCCCAGCGCGACTACCGTACCCCCCTCGGCACCCGCTTGTGGTGCGGTATCTCTCGCGATCCCGCCACCAAGGAATACGTGGTCACCGACGAATACGTGTCGGGCTACTACGTCCGTGCGCGGTTTGCCACCAAGCGCGCCGCTGAGCGGTATCTGCAAAAACTGGTGACCAAATGACCCCCAAACAGCACTTCCGCGCCCTCCAAATCCGGCTCGAGATCGCCGAGTTTGGAATGGCGATGCCGCTGGACCGCGAGCGCGTGAAGGAACTGCGCGAGCAGGTCGAGCAGGCCCGCAAGGACGCCGAGTTGGACGCATCGGATGGAGCAGAGTGATGAGCACGCACACACCGGGGCCGTGGACGATCCACAGCGAGGCGGCGAACGCCGCGAGCGGTAGCCCTATCAACAGTGAAATACGGGGCGGTCATCACGTCGTGGTTCGCTTGGGCACAATGCATGCCGACAGCACCAAGGCCAACGCCCGCCTGATCGCAGCCGCGCCCGATCTGCTGGCGGCGCTACAAGCCATCGTCAACAAGGCGCATCCGCGCGCCGACTATCTCAACGGCGAGGCAACTCACTACATCGGGCCGAAGGAACTTGTAGACACCGCCCGCGCCGCCATCGCTAAGGCCGAGGGGGTGGAGTTGATGCCCTGCTTTAGCAACTACGATCTCTGGAAACTGGCCTCGCCCGACGACGAGCGCGACGACGATCAGCCTTTCGGCGAGTGCGACTGCTGCGGCAAGAAACGCCCACTATCGCGCACATGGGCCTACCAGCTTGAAACATGGGCCTGCGAGGAGTGTTCACAATGACCGACTACGATCCCGAGCGCGTCGACCTGCGGATCGAGAGCCGGCAGGGCAAGCTCGCCGCCAACGCCGAGGCGATCGAGCGGTGGCAGCGCAAGCTGTTCCGCGCCGCCAACGAACTGCAGAAGCTCGTCGCCCAGCGCAAGCGGTTGCTTAATCCCAGCAAGGGCAAGCTTGTCTACAAGGGCGAGCAACTCACTGGCATGGGTGGCGGTGCCGTCGACGGCCTCAACGACGAGATACCGCTGTGAGCACGCCCCCCAAATATGCGACCGCAACTCGCAGTCAAAAACGTCGCCTAACACGCGAAAGCGGTCGGCCACGGCGTCCGCCCAAGCCCAAGCCGCCCAAGCCAATCCGTGTGCAGGAGCACATGCTCAGGCCCATGATCCGCGAAGCATGCAAGACCGGCATGGTCGAGGCGATCGAGCACACCAGCAACTTCTGGTCGGTCACCGACGGCTACAAGAAATACATCGACCATCAGATCGCGACCGAGGCCGAGGCTTTGATGGCCGCCGTGAGGGCGGTCGTGCGCGAGGAACTTACCGCCAGCAAGAAGAGGAGGAAGCGATGAGTAAAGGCGCCACCCAAACCGCCGGCATCAAGGGTGTGCTGCGAAACTTCAAGCAAACCATTCACCGGCACGTCGCCCAACCCAAGCCCAACGGCAACCGCCGTCAGCGCCGCGCCTGGGATGCCATGCGCCGTGAGGCAGAAGCTACCAACCGGACCAGCGATACTTTGAAACTGATCCTGAGCGGCAAATCGACATACGCCTACAAGGACAAACAACCATGACCATCGAAGCCCAGCGCCTCACCTTGGACGTAAAACCGAACCACCTACCGGATAATTTGCAAAACCAAATACCGCCGATCCTGCATGTGTTCGAACGCGCGTTGCGCGACGTGTCGATGCCGCTTGAGCGCGTGCGGGAAATCTACGCCCTCAAGCGCGAGATCGAGGCCGACCTCGCCGAGCAGGAATATATCCGCGCTCGCTCCCTGGTGGAGCAGGAACTGGAGCCGGTCGCCAAGGACGCCAGCAACCCCTCCACCCGCTCCAAGTACGCCACCCTCGCGGCCGTGATCCAGGCGGTGCGGCCGATCTACTCCAAGCACGGCATCATCGTTGAGTTCGACACCGGCCCCGCCGATCAGGATGGCTGGATCAGGGTGCTGGCGTTCCTGTCGCATCAAGCCGGCTACAAGCGCACCTATCACATCGATATGCCGGCCGATGGCAAAGGTGCACAGGGGCGCGATGTGATGACCCGCACCCACGCCACCGGCTCGGCCTTCACCTACGGCCGCCGCTACCTGCTGCTGGGCATCTTCAACCTCGCGGTCGAGGACGACGACGGCAACGCCGCCAGCCGCGGCAAGGCCAACACCGGCGAATTGCTCAACACCGAGCAGATGCAATTCGTGTGGGAGAAGGCGCGCGAATACTGCGATCCCGACGTGCAGCAGGAATGGGTGGAACTGCTGGTCAAGACGCTGGGCCACGATAATCTGGCCGAGGTGCCGGCATCGCTGTTCGAGATGCTGCGGCAGAAGATCATCGCCTGGCCGAAATCGCCGGGCGCCAGCAAGTGGAAAACGCAATGACGGTGGAGATCATCGACTGCGTGCAGGGCACGCCGGAATGGTTTCAGGCGCGGTTGGGCATTCCAACCGCGTCGTGCTTCAAGGACGTGCTGGCCAAGGGTGAGGGCAAGGTGCGCGCAACCTACATGCGCCGCCTTGCCGGCGAGATCATCACCGGCCAGCCGGCCGAAACATTCCGCTCTCCCGAAATGGAGCGCGGCAACCGGATGGAGGATGAAGCCCGCGCCAACTACATTTTCGGCTGGAACAATACCCGGCCGACGCGCGTGGGCTTCGTGCGGCGGGCCTATGTCGGTTGCAGCCCCGACGCCTTGCTGGGCGACGACGGCGTGCTGGAGATCAAGACGCAAAAGCCCGAGCTGCTGATTGCCACCCACGACGCCGACCGCTTCCCGCCAGAGCATGTGGCGCAGTGCCAGGGCGCGCTGCTAGTCACCGGCCGCAAGTGGGTTGATCTGTGCGTGTACTGGCCGGGCATGCCGATGTTCGTGAAGCGCACCGAGCGCGATGAAACCTACATCGACATGCTGATGGACGAACTCGCCAAGTTCAACAACGAACTACAGGCGATGGTCGCCCGCGTGCGCGCCTATGGCCAGAGGGCGGCAGCATGACAGACCGCATCCCGATCGTCCGTAACACTCTGCGCAATGATCTGCTTGACCGCATCAAGGATAAACACATGGTGTGGTGGAAAGACAGCTTGGAGCTTTACCGTATGGCCGGCCTCAAGCCGTCCGCGTTTGGTAATGACGTGCTGTTCGTGCTGACCTACCAGCTTGCCTGGATGCTGGAGCATTACGAGATCGACACCGACACTTTTGTCGATAGCCTGCGGGCCGCCAGGAAGGCTTATGTGGAGGTCAATGAATGAGCGTGCCCTCACCGATCTACTTCACATGGAACGGCGAGGCGATGGAGCCAATGGACAGGTTTTCGCGGCTGGCCGAGCGCACCTTCACGTCGGGCCACGCCTATCGCATGATCGTGGAGGAGGAGCGCAGCGGCGCCAGCCATCGGCAATACATGGCGGCGGTGCATGAAGGCTGGATGCAGTTGCCCGAGCCGTGGGATATCGCGTTTCCGACCGAGGAACACTTGCGGAAGTACCTGCTGATCAAAGCGGGCTTTTGCACCATCACCAAGGTGGTGGGCACCAAGCGCGTGCCGGTCGACGGCTATGCGATCGTCTGCGAGGAGGATGGCGTAACGACGATCTATCAGGCCAGGTCGCAATCCTACCGAGCCATGGGCAAGGAGGAGTTCGCCAAAAGCAAAACCGCGGTGCTCGATCTGCTCGCCGACATGATCGGGGTCACCACAACGCAATTGCTGGAGCGCGGCAATGGCGAGGGTTGAATTCAGTGTGAGCGTTAGGAGCCAAGCCTATGAACGAGCAGGGGGGTGCTGTGAGCACTGCGGATTGCCGATCGGAGGAGAGCGGCCGGAATACCACCACCGAATTCCCTGGGAAATTTCCCGCGACAGTTCACTGTCGAATGCAGTTTGCCTGCACAAACGATGTCATCGAGAAATTACTCGATCAGATATCAAAACTATTGCAAAAGGCCGGCGCATCAGACGCAAGCGCAGCGGTATCGATAAGCCCGGAAGGTTTCCGACCAACCGCAAAGGTCCGTACAAGCGCCGGATGGATGGCACCATCGAGAAGCGCAGATGACGTGTAAACCGCCAAAATTCGACATCCCAGTCACGGTCAGTGAGCGTGAGTTGCAGGCAATGATCCAAATCTATGCGCTGCGCTTGAGCCATTTTCAGTCAGACAATTCCTACATCAGATGGAATGTCGACCGCATGCATGCGCTGACGCTGCTCCTGCCCAAACCAACCAAGCCGGAAAAAAGCAGATGAGTAACCCGTTGCACTCGCTGCTGTGGTGGACGGCATTGTTCCTGTCGCTCACGGTCATCATCGTATTTATCACCGGCTGCGCGGTGCCACTGCGATGACCGACATGGGTGATATCGCTAACATGCGAGCGGCCGCAAAGGCATGGCGTGCAAACGCCGTAGCATCCGGGGAAACCGTGCGAGCGCACGATAAAATAGACGAACTGATTGACGAGATCGAGCATCTACGGCGCAGACTGTATGAAGTTGATGCGCAGTTGACCGCCGAGGATCACATCCACGCGCGGGAGAACATGACCCTGCGCGCCGAGAAAGATGCCGAGATCGAGCAGCTGCGGCAGGACAACGCCGAAATGCGCGAACTGATCAACACGCTGGCAGAAGGCCGCGCCCTGGAGCCAAAGCCATGACCGACATTGTCGAGCGGCTGCGCGATGGCACATACTGTACGGTCGGATGCGCCAAACTGCGCGGCGATGCCGCCGCCGAGGTCGAGCGGCTGCGGGCGCTGCTTGGGGACCGCTACAAGCTGCGGGATATTTGCCCCATATGTCTGGGACGCCTGGAGCCAAAGCCATGAGCACCACAAGCGCAGTCATCAAGCGGCTGCGCGCCGAGCTCCTGCGGCTAGCCGAGGACAACATCAGGTGGCAGAAAGAAAACGAGCGGCTGCGCCAGACCATCAACGATCAGGCCGCCACCATCACCGGAATGTTCCGCGAGATCGAGCGGATGTTGCCTACGCCGGTGCTCGATAAGGATAAATGACGCTGACCTCGTCGTCAGTGCTCACGCCGAGGCTTTTGGCCAGCGCCGGACTCAGATCGGCCGCGCGGCCGGTTTCCGCCTCATGCGGCCCCCAATCGGCAGGGTGGGCCAATCGTGCAACGCCGGTCTTGGTGTTAGTCACCAGCGCCATCTGGCCACTGTTCGCCAGCATATCCTTCGACGTGATATCGTAGTCCCAGCGGCACGCCAGATAGAACACGCTCATATCCATGCGCCGCGCGAGGCCGCTCGTTCCAGGCGGCTGCGATTTCAGGAACAGCCAGGGCGCGTCTTCCACCTCGTAAAAGAATGCCAGCCCCTCGCTCGGGCTGACGCCGGTATCGTCGGGGCCGCCGAAGGTGCTGCACGTTCCGCGCGCGCTGAACAGCACGTCGTCGTCGGGCTCAACGGGATCGGGTGGCTTGATCACGCCGTCGTCGTGGTCGCCCACTGTGGTGATTGCCTCGGAGATTGCTTCTGCAATGACATCGAATTCATCGAAATAGGTTATGCAGTCGGTTTCGTTATCGCCGAAGCAAATTTCCAGAAGGACAGCTACCTCATTCGTGTTTGACAAAAAATACAGCCCGCCGATGCTGTCGTCATTCTTGGCGCCGCGGTTGGTCAGGCCCGAGGCCTCGGCAATCGCATCACAGATCGCCTCGGCATATTCGTGGCCCGCGCTCGACGTGTAGAACACCTCGACGCCGTGGCCCTGACCGTTGCTGGCATTGAAGTGTACGCTGACATCCAAATCGTGCGAGCCCTGCGCGTTGTGAAAATCACAGATGCGCTTCAGGTTCTCTTGCTGGTCGTCGGACACGTCGTCCCAGTAGGTGACGACATCCACGCCGGCCTCCTTCAGATTTTCGCCGACCGCGGTCGTGACCTTGCGCGCCTCATCAACCTCGTCCAGCCACTCCGATGACATGCCGCGGATCTTCTTGCCGTGCCCGGCGCTGATCACAACTTTCATGGCGCAAAGCCTCCCAGTAGCCGCACCCGCAATTCGTTGCCAGCCGGCGCCGATGCCCCAGTGTCGATCGCTATGGCAAAGGTGCGGATTGCCTCCTGCGCCACCGGCGCATCGCGGGTGCCAGAACGTATTTTAAGAAACCCGGTGACAAGCTCCATCCCGATGATGGCGGTGCCCTCGAACACCGTACACATCACCTCGCGGCCGTCCGGCTTCATGATGTCGTTGAAGCCGACGCCGTCGCTCGACGTTTGAAACGTGATCGGCGCAAACGTCCAATCGCCCGGCATGGTAATCTTGATGATCTTGCCGGCGCTGCAATCGAGCGCATCCGACAGGCTCTCGCCTGGCGCAATGTTGGGGCCGTTCAATACCTCAATTGCCATATCATTTCTCCGATGGACAGGTTTGCGGGTTCCAGGCGAGCGCATACTTGCGCGCGCGATTGTGCGCGTTAATGGCGTTGGTAGTGCCGACCTGTGCGCGCGCCGGCTGATCCTGATTCGGGTCTTTCTGCCAAATGTCGAATAGGTGCGTCATCGCCTTCTGCAGGCCGTCATCGATGCCGCGCAACGCGATGTCGCGCACCCGCTCGCGCTCGGTCGGATCGACACAGTCGTAGGACACCTTGCTCACTGCTTCGCGTTCAAAGAACGCGAGCACGGCAAGCGTGATGGCCACAGTGGTGAAGCCAACGACAATGCCGATGAACCGCTCTTGGTTCATCTGATCGGACTACCGTAGACACTAAGGCCGAGGATGCCGGTGAGAATGAACAGAACGAGCCAGCTACCAAACGGACCCCATGTACCAAGGCGATCTCCACCCCAGGGGCTTATGCCAAAAATGCCGAAAACCCCGACAAGCACATAGATCAACCAGAACCAGATATTTGCACCCATAGTTGCCTCCCGGTCACAGATTGTGGTAGTCTGGCGTATGGACGATCTGGAGAAAATCATCGCCGAACTGGTCGAGCGCAAGCAGGGCGCGAGCAAAGCCGAGCGCGCGATGATCAACCGCGTCCTGAACGGCCTGCGCTATTCCTACGAAGATGCCGGCGGCATCTGGGAAAGCCTCGATCCCTTCGGCTGGCGCGCTATTCTTCCGTAGACTTGAACGGCGTCGGCATCGGCGCGCTGAACCCGTACACGGGTATCTCGTTGCGGATGACGCCGCGGCGCACGATCTCCTCCTTCGACATGCCGGTGAGCCGATGCGTGCGCTCGATCGCATCGTTGATGTGGCTGATCATCGGCTTACCCGGAACATTTGGCTTGCCGACCGGGCTCTTGAAGCCGGCCCAGGCCACGTCCTGATAGGCGCCGGGCCGCACGCCAGCCGCGGCGGCTTCCGCATGTAACGGCGCCTCCAGCAGACCGAACGCAGTCTTGCGCGCATTGTTGGCCATGTTCTTGTCGGCGGAATGCGAGAGCATGCCTTTGGCCATCTGGTCGTCCATCACCGCACGGTCGAGGTCGCCGATGAACGAGCGCGCGAAGTTGTGCATTTTCGGCTGATCGGCGCCCAGGCCGGCATAGCCGCCAGCGTTCCGCATCCGCATGTAGTCGTCCACATTGCTCATCATGTACTGGCCGCTGACCGGAGCAGGGATTTCCCAACCACCCTTCGGCATCGGCTTGCCGGTCTGCTCCAGATAGTTGAGGTAGTGCGAC